CTTGTAGGCCCAATCAGTATTAGTTTTCATTATTCCTCTCTTTCATATAGTGCTTTGCCTTTAGGGTATTTAACTTCATCATCTTGCTCACAACCCTGACACAATATAGCTTTTGGAAAGTTGTATTGGGGTAGTGAATAAAATAATGTACTCTCATCATAAGTTTTACTACAATCATTATTTTTATGTACATAATTAAAGCAACTATCACACCTAACAACATCTTTTATTTTATTGTTGTTAATATCAACTACTTGTTGCATGTTATTTGTGTGCATAATAGTGCTAAATTTATCATCACAAAAAATACAATGCTCATCTAAATAAGTTATTATATTATTCATTATTCCTCCTCTGTTTTCTGTTCATGTTATCCTCCTTGTTAATAACCATGTACATAGATTACTATGTTTATATCTGTTTGCAAGTCATATAAAAGAAAAACCCCCTGCAATAACAGAGGGCTTTCCTTCGTATCGTATAACTAAGGGGAGTTATACAAGTAGTTCGTTTCGTAAATCGTTTATAATTTTATTACCTACCCAATACGCATAATGATTAACTAGAGTTTCAGCATTATCAAAAAGAGTATTATTCTCGCCAAACATCTCCTTTTCTTGCTCCATAACATACCCTAGCACTTCAAAAGTATAGTTATTATTATTATCTATTAACCACTGTTCAGCGTTGTAATATCCTATAATAAAATAGTCCTCGTTATATACTTTATGATGTAGGTCATCATCTTTAATTGCCTCCTCTATAGTCAAATCGTTATTATCTAAATAATCTAATAACTCGTTTTCTATTTCTTTTTCTTTGTACATTATTCTCCCACCTCACATAATCTTGAACATTCAAAATATGTATATCTATAATTTTCTAATGGCGTTTCGCAATAACTACAATTCATTATTCCTCCTCAAATAGTTCTTTGTCAGTGTCATCAATTAATAGAAGCTCCTCTACATGTTGCTTCACTGCTTCTAAATCAACATCATTGAACTTATTCTGTAATACCCAATACAAATCGTTCATATAAGTATGCTGGTCATCTTGATAAGCCATTTTTAAATAATAAATCATAAGACTTTTATTTTGCTTTTCAAACATTTCCTCCACTACTTTAGTGGCTACATCCTGTCTTGGTTCGTAATATCCTGTATCTCTACACATTATTCCTCCTCCAACATTTCTATTGTGCGTTCAACTGCACTTAATAAGTCTGTTTCATTATCAAATTCTCCATTATCATTATCATTATTAAGTTGTAATTGTTCGTTAATGTACATACTTACAAATGACAAATTAGCTAAAGTTAATTTCATTATTCCTCCCTAAATTCTGGTAAACTTTTAGCACCCTCCAAGAGGTCTATAACATAAGTTATACCATTAATATATCCTTTATCGTAAGCTATATCTTTATCGCTCATTAAAGGCTCATCTTTAAATATTTGCAACTGCATTTCTGCTCTATGCTCTTTTAATATTTCTAATTTCATTATTCCTCTTTCCTGTATTCTTTTACTATATTTTTCATCATGTTAATTAGGTCTTTATCTGTATAAATCCCATTAACCATTTCTAATAATTGGCTATGAATTTTGCTATCAAATATTTCTAATCCCATTATTCCCCCCTTAGTTCTTTTAACATGTCGTTTATTTCATCTACATTAACTAATTCATTGTCAAACTTTACTTTGTCGCCTGTCATAGTTATATCTATATCTTTAGTAAATACAATAAATTCTGCATAATCTTTGCAATCTTTTGCAATATCATACAATCTTTCATTGTTATTAATCCACAAAGAAATATTCCATGTTTCATAATTAGCCCAACCATTATAATTATTTTCTTTTGCGTGTTCCTTTTGGTCAACGCATTTAATGGATTGATTTGTTTTTACTTTAGCTTTCATTATTCCTCCCCTAATATCTTAAATATTTCTTGTTTAAATTCCTTCTCAGTTGTTATGCAATTTTTATATCTTGCAATAGCCATAAGAAGTTTATCCTCTGTTTGCATTATTTCTCTCCCTTAGTTTGGCTTTATCTTTTATAAAGCTCCTAGAGGATACCCTTTGAGATATCCTCCTAGAGTTTTACTCCTCATTAATTATTTCATAAGCACAAACTACAACCTTGCTTGCATCTGTAAGCATTGCCTTTGTTAAGTCATCATTAATTAAAATTAAATTAAGACCATAAGCAATATCTCTTATCATGCTCTCATCATTATTAGTTAGCTCTTTAATAGCTCTTTTTATCTTTGCTCTTTGCATTCTATCTCCCTTAGTTATTGACCTACTAGATGTAGTACCACTATATGTAGTGGGTTGGTCTAATATGTCTGTTTTGTTTTCCATGACTATAACTATAGACAGTAAATATATATTGTCAAGTTATTTAATAAAGTTTTTTTTGCTGGGTTTAATTATCTTTCCTTTATTGTTTCATGTGCGTAGCACATTACCAGCAAGGATTTAAATATGGTGAAGGGTGGTTTGAAGTTTTTCCTATAAGTCTTTATGCAGATAGCCACAACACCTACACAGAATAAAACATTTAATTACAGATGAAACACAGAAAACATCAAGAGGTTATATATGGTAAAAATTACCAATAAAACAAATGGTAATGTCAATCTGGACACCCTATTATTATATGTCTTAGATACCTATATTTAACTTACACAAAGTGAACAATACAGTAAACAATTGGTCTACTATATATTGTGTGTTTTACCTGACATACTACATCTAGTGGGTGCACTATCACAGTAGTACCTTGGTTGATTACCTATCTGTTTTAGAGTATTCTTACACTCTTTACATTTCTTCAATAGTGTCTAGTCTAGCTCGTTTTTCATAACAGGCATCCAATGCAATGTAGTTGCGATTCTGCCTGATTAGATAGTTTGATTAGACCTTGGGTAGCTTACTTGTCTTTCTAGTTGGTCAGGTTTCCCTGGTAAGCCTTTTGTGCTCCTGATGCCCTCTTTACCTGTATCTAAGTACTCCTAAATAATATTTATAGTTGAATAGTAACAGAAGGTAGATATAATACAAGTACCTGTTAATAACAACTAAATAATCAGGAAATGGTTTTTGGGGCAACTCATTAGCCATTTTCTGTTATTATAGAAATTAACATGATTCTTTATTCATGTTCCTCCCTGTATAGCCCTAGCTTGTCTAGGGTGTGGTACAGTTAAGCTATGACAGAAATACCAGTAATGGATTGTGACCAATGTTTAAATCCTTTTTGGGAAGACCAACTAACTGAAGGTCTGTGTCCTAATTGTGGTGAAAACGATTTATCAAGTTTCTTTGAATAAAAAAATTTTTTTTACGCCTGAGGTTCTTGTAAACCATCAGGCAGCTTTCTGCCTTTGATTCTAGGAAATGATTTAGGTTTGTGATTATTACAATATCTATACTTGTTATATTTAGATATAACTGTATCGCAGGTTTCCTCCAAACAAATTCTTCCACTACTATATGAAGTAGAGGGTTTATGATTTGGATATTTATTTCCTTTTATATAATCACTCATACAAGATATAGTATAGTTAGGAGAACTAAAACTTATGTATAGTTATAAGAAGAAGAAAAAGAAACCTGGAAAGAAAAAAGGTAGAAGATACTAAATGGCTGAATGGCAAGGGATGAAGGTTAAGTTAAATAGTCCTACAGCTATTAGGAAAGGCGAACCAGGATATGGGCGTAAGTCAAAAAAAGTTTTTGTTATGTCTAATGGCAAAGTAAAGAAAGTAATGTTTGGTGACCCAAATATGCCTGTTCGTAAAAGCAATCCTAAAGCAAGAGCTTCGTTTCGTGCTAGGCATAAATGTTCTACTGCAAAAGATAAGACTACTGCTCGTTACTGGGCTTGTAGGGATTGGTAATAAAATGAAAATTAAAGGTGTAGATGTATCTAGTTTAACTAAAAGACAACAACAAACTATGAAAAAACATTCTGTGCATCATACAAAAAAACATTTACAGTATATGACTAACTCTATGAAAAGAGGAACATCATTTAGTAAAGCACATAAAAATGCACAAAAGAAAGTAGGTAAATAATGGCAGGTAAAAGAGTAACTTGGAAATGGGGTAACCAAACACATAGTGGTACACTTATTCCAAGTATGGAAACAAAATCTGCAAGATTTGCTAGAACTAAAAATGGAAAGATTAAAAGACTTCCAAAGAAAAAATAATGCCTAGACCTAGATGTAAAAGAAATGAATACTCTGGTGAGGAATGTCGCAAAGTAGCTGTTAAAGGTGGAAAGTTTTGCAGTACACAATGTAGGCGTAGAGTTAGTTATTTAAAAAGTTTATCTAGTGATAAAAAAGTAGATAAGAGAGGCTCACATGAATCTAAATCTAGAGGAGCTAAATATCCAGATTTTGTTCAATACTACGCTGCAGATATAGAAAACAAAAAGAAAACACATCAACAAGTAGCAGACTTATTAGAAATAGATAGAAGTCAAATTACAAGAATGTATGCTGCTTATTTAGAAGATAAAAAAAATTTTGAAGCACAACAAGACTGGTCTATATCAGAAGATACAGTTGAGTCATTAAAAGATTTTAAAGAGTTTAGAGATAGGTATTTTAAAACTGAAACTGGTGACTTATACGAAACAGCAGAGTTTCATGAAAACTGGATAAACAACATTGTTGATGCTATAGAAAATGGTAAACAACAAATGATACTAAGTCCACCTAGACATGGTAAGACAGACTTGCTTACACACTTTGCTGTGTGGCAGATATGTAAAAATCCAAACATAAGAATTATGTGGGTAGGTGGTAATGAAGATATTGCTAAGAATGCAGTAGGTGCTGTACTTGACCATTTAGAAAACAATGAACAATTAAACGAAGAAATAAATGGACCAGGCGTTAAATTTCAACCTAAAGTTAGGTCAGGTAAATCTTGGTCATCTGGACAATTTACTATAGGTACTAGAACAGTTACAGGTATTAAATCACCTACTATGGTAGCTGTGGGTAAAGGTGGTAAGATTCTTTCTCGTGACTGTGATTTAATTATTGCTGATGACATTGAGGACCATGGTACAACAATTCAACCTAGTGCTAGAGAGCAGACAAGACAATGGTGGACAACTACTTTGTCATCTCGTAAAGAGGAACATACTGCTGTAGTTGTTATAGGTTCCAGACAGCACCCTGAAGATTTATATAACTTTTTATTAGAAAACCCAGAGTTTGAAACAATAGTAGAAGAAGCACATAGTTCAGAGTGTGTGTTACCAGAAAC